TGAATAAGAACATCTTCGTATATATCTTCAGGTACATACCATGTTGGTTGTGTAACTACCATTTCCTGTTGATATGTCTTTATATCAGGACCTAGTGCATTTACAAGAGCTAATGTTGTAATTTGCGTTGTTGGATTATAACTATTTGGTAGTCCAGCTATAATCTCTTTTGCCTTTTCCTGTTTTTGCTCTTGTTCTTTTGTTGGTTTATTTTCTACCACTTCTTTAGTGTCAGCAACTTCTTCTTTAGGAGACTCTGTATCTTCTGTAACTTTATCTTCAACTTCTGAAGTTTCCATCTCAGCAACATCGGTTGTCTCCTTTATTTCTTCAATAACTTCTACGGGTTCTGCAGTTATTTCTGGCATTTCTATTTCTACAGTCTCTACTTCTAATCCTATGTCATTTACCATCGCTTCTATTTCAACCACAACATCTTCTACAGACATCTCCCCCATGTCCATATCTTGAAACATACCCTCCATAGCACCCATGTCTACAGTTTCAAGCATACCCTCTATTTGAATATCATTTGTATCTATTGGTTCTAATTCAAAGTGCATTACCATGTCCATTTCTTCCATCATGGTATCTATTTCCATTTGTTCTTCTATTGTTGCACTTTCATATGTATCCATCAAATCTAGAGCTATTGTTTCTTCCATTTGCATGGGTTGAACTATTTCAATCCATGTTTCTATGGTAGTAGTGATATAATTGTAGTTAACGGTATATTCCACGTTATCAAAATAGTAATTTTTTTTTCCTCCTACCCTTATAAAAACCTTATCTAAATCTCCTGCAAAATCATAACTTCCCGAAAACGTCTCTGGACTACCAGTATTCTCTAAGTTAATTTGTCCAGTATCCCATTGTAGTACGTTATTTTTATATCCTTTTGTTTGAAAATATCCTGTAGTATTATTTTGTGAATGGTACATTTGTAGTTCCCATTCTAATGCACCACCATCAGATATATGAAAATCTGATATATCTACGTACTGATCAAAAGTTGTTAAAGAGTTTGATGTTCCTTTACCACATTTACCTGTACCAAAATATGCATTGCAATTTGGCATACTTGCTGGACCTAAACCACCCCAGTCCAAATCCATATCACCTTCATAGCGATTTGTTACAAGACCTGTGTCTTTATGCAATATATCTTCAGTAGTCTTATGTTCTACATTTACTGTTGTTTGTGTAACTGTATCAATATGTCCTTCACCCAAATGCTCAGTTTCTATTTCCTGAGTAATAGTGTCCCCTTCTTCAAGCATTTGTGCATTAGAGGAGAAGGAGAATAAGAAAAACAGCAAAACCACCAAAAGCTGCTTCATCCGTAATGTACTCTTCATCTTTAGTATTTTCCTTTACCCACTTTTCATAATCTGGTCTTTTTTCAGGATTACTAGCCCAGCCTTCTGCAGCCTCTATCCCAATCTTTCCAAAATATGGACACGGGGTTCCTGCCATTTCCATCGCTTGGAATACTCTTGCATCCTGACAAAGCATTGCTACAGCTCCTACTTTCATTCCCATTCTGTATAATGCTCTACTTAACTTCAATCTTTCACAGTTTAGATCTGTTATTGATCCTCCACCTGCTATACCTAATATTTGGGTTTGTATAGCTGCCGATGCAGCAAAACTACAAACATCTTGATTACCGTTCATTATAGACGGAGCATTCGCAGTTGAAGGCGTTCTATCTACTGTAGTATTCCCTGACACAGTAGAAGATGTACTCGTAACAGTATTAGTTTCTGCTAAAGAATCTCCCTGCCAAATACTTATAAATGCCACCACTATAAAAAAGACCAACCATTTTTGCATTTCTAATCCTCATGATCCACCACCACTGGCATTTCTTTTTTACTTGGCATGAGTACAATACCATGTATTGCCTGTACTTCATGTTGCTGTTTTTCTATTTTACCCAAACCAACTCTATCTAACAATGTCTGAGCTGCTTTAAGACGTAACTCCTGTCGTGGGTTTAACCCATCATCATTCATGGATTCCACAACACGAGATACAGCTTTTGGAGAGTTAACTGCAAGTTCCTTTTTTGAAACTTCCACTATCTCATCAGCTAGAACCTTTACAAGCCAAGTTCTAGATGTTGAAGAATATCCTGCTTCTTCACAGGCTTTGGTTATATCTCCATTATTTATAAAAAGACAGTTAAGAAACTTTTGCTGTCCTTCTGTTAGTTTCTTCTTTTTTTCTGGGAGTAAATTCATATTATATATTCTTCTCCTGATCCTGCTGCCAACGTAGATCATTCTGATTAGGTTCTTTATCTACATCTGGCATAAGTTCCCATTCAGCTTCTGGTACACGGTCTGTTGTATCACAACCGGAATTAATAATTTGAAGATCTTCAGGAACAGACTGTTCAAAATCAATGATTTCATCGTAGTAAGGGCCTACTTGTGTTTGGAACATATGCTGTAACATTCGTTGGCAGAACTCAACAGATATATCCTTTTTGTATGGTTCTGATTCAAACCTTGTGCATTCCCCATGGAAACACACTACAAGATAGGCTACAAAATAAACAACTGGCATTAGCTATATCTGGCTGCTTTCCTTACGCCACCACCTTTGGCGTAGGTTTTCGTGTGGACCTTGCCACCGTGGGCTTTCGGTGCTCCTTTTTCCATTTCACTTTTTCTTTTTTGTTCTTTAAATTGAGATCCTAACTCTTTATTTATTTCAGCTATTGCTTTCTTAGCTTTTTTTCGTTTGTTTTTATCTAGCATATTTAATTGTGCTTCTCTAGCCTGTTTATGTAAACTTAAAAATTCACGAACAGGTAATACAATTAATGATGCAAGTGCTTCCCACGGAGATACAGGTATTTTAGCCATACCTCTTCGCTTTCCTCACTCCACCACCTTTAGCATATTCTTTAATGTCTTGATCTTGTGCCTTTCTATATGTTTTTCTAATCTTTGAATGAGATCCTCTTAATTTCCTTCCATATGCACTAACTTTCTTCTTCCCCCCCGGTCGGCCCATTTGTTTTTTTACTTCTCTTGCAGCTTCAAACTTTTTATCAAAAGCAAGTGCTAATTTTTCAAATTGTTCTCTAGTTTTTGCATTTTTTATTTTTCTAAGCCAAACCTCAGCATCGGTTTGTAATTCTATATCCCAAGATTTCATTGTAGCTACTTTATCTTCTAATGCCTTTTTTTCTGCACGCATTAGTTCTCTATTTTTTTCTCTAGCAACCGTTGAACCTTCTGTTACTCTCCATAGTGCTTTTTCATCCTTTGGTACACGGATGCCATAACCACCTGATCTATAACGCCCGTTCCTCTTCTTCCTTGTTGTTCCCATTGTTTCTTTTCCTTTTATTTGTATCTGGTTGCTTTCCTCACGCCACCACCCTTGGCATACTTTTTCCTATGAACCTTTCCACCACCCATGTAGCTCCCACGCTTTTTTTTAACTGGGCCACCGTGTGCAAATAAAGCATCCTTTAATCTCTTAAAAAATCCTTTACTTTGTTTTTCAACAGGTTTATCATAGTTCTGCATCCACGTTTGTTTTGCTTCTTCATTTGCAAATGGTTTACCAGTAGTGGGATTAATATTACTATCCAGCATTGCTCCTACCATTTTATTGGATATACCTGCTCTATAATCTATTATATTATCTCCCATCGTCTTTACACCTCAGCACAAACATAACAATTAATTTCCATGCCAACAGACACCTCTTTGATTTCTGGTGCATTCCACAAATTTTTCATAATGTTTCCTTTTCTTTATTTTGAGGGGGTAGTTGAAGCTTAGACGCTTCCTCCGGAGATAGAACATTAATTGTACTAGCCCCCTCAGCAGTTAATGCTTTACCTCTATATTCTCTTTTGTATTACTTGAAGAAGCATAAGCACATGTTCAACTACTAGTTACCAGTATACACCTAATATAGAGTTTGTCAAGGATAAAGTTATTTTTTTCACTTTTTTCATTTTTTACTTGACAAGTCTGATATTAGGTGTATACTAAAGGTAGGCCTGTCGGGGTAAAGTATATACAGGGTAGTACCATTAGGGAATGCATCAGGTATACTTAGGGAATGCATCAGTAATGGAAATACCTCTAAAGTTTCTTGCTGGTTGGAACCCTAGGGTATGCACAAAAATTTTTAAGGGGTGTCCGAAGATTCTGGTAGGTGCCCTAAAAAATACACAAAATTGTGCGAGGTTGCATACAGGGTACTGGGTACCCCCCGGTGACCCTAACACGCCCTGTTTCTGTCACTTTTTTTTATTAATACCGACAAAATGACCTTCCCAAGCATAACCCTAAGCTTCCCCCGTAATATTATATAAAGTTTCCCGTCATGTCATGCGTGTGAAGATACACATTGACAATTTTAGGGGCTAGTTGGCATGGTTTAAGGGAGAATGTAGGTAGTAAGAAAGCGTAACTAAAAAACCCTAGCCGAATGTCAAGGAGGTTGCAAACAGCTAGGGTTATCTTCTGGGGGCAGAAGTGGGAGATTAACGGTTAACTTGGTTTAAATCCTTCAACTGATACTGCCCCGAAGATACACGTTTTTTGATATCCTTTAATGGTAAGTTAAGGAATGCACCAAGATAACGTGAAGTTGTACGGGAGTAATCCCAGTAGACGATATCAAGCGTTATGTCATCGTTTATTATTTCGCAGATAACCGAGCCATAAGATTGAAAAGATAGTTTATTGTTTAACTTATCCCTTATAATGAATTGATTTGGCACTATGTTACCTTTTGAGCTTGTCATGTTTTCTACTTTCATATTAACCAGCCTTTACTTTAATTTTAGGAAGTAAGGCGTAAGACTGCTCAACGGCTATATTTTCTTTTGCTCTATATTCTGTATTACTATTGAGCATCTTAGACTGTGGTATCTCATGAACCCATTCCGTAGATTGTAACAGGTTTAACGCCTTCTTTTCTGCTACCTCTTGATTGATAGCCTCTATTTCAATAGATATAATGTTAAAGCTATTTTGAATATCATTATATCTAACTTCTACTTTATATTTATCTTTTTGGGATATTAAATCAGTCATAATGTTTACCTTTCATTAGTTGTTAAAGTCAGTATTAATAGAATGGCACAACCCGATCCTAATGTAAACAAGTTTAAGAATAAATGAAAATATGAACTTGAATATAAAAGAGTTAAACCTATAAACCCATGAGCAATTAAAAAGAATGAAACGCCCCAAAGTACTTTTATCATAACTTGTGCTGTCATTTTATTAACCTTTCATTTTTTATACTTCCGTCATATAATACACTCTTTAGAAATTTAAGCATATTATTTTGACCCATGACAACACCCATAACTAATAAACCCTTATCTTTTGATGAGAATTTATCAAGAAATTCTTCTGTGCAATCAGTAACGAACCCGTTTATATTCTGAGTACGAACAGCATTGACTAAATCATCTTGATAAAGTGTTATTGTTTTTGCAGTTTTAACTTCATTTGTCATTTTAACATCTCCTGTTATTAAAAAAAATGGTAGATAAATTAATACCTACCATTTTAATGTACATATAATTGTCTGATTTATCAATATTTAATTTCAGAGAGCCTCCTTTCGTTAGATTATAGTAAAACCATTAATATAACTATTATGATTATTATCCAAGCTATCTTAAATAATGCGTTTATTATCTCCATGATTATTGCCTTGTGTGTTATAAGTTATATTTATCATGCCACTGCCAAGCCTTCCAAAGCAACAAAATGACGACTGTCTAACATATTGCGAACTGCAATTTCTCTGTCCTTCTGTACATTAGCTTTTTGACTGCCTTTTCTTCCCATTGATATCTCAATGACTTTCCCTTTTTTGTTTTCACGTTCAAAAGTTTCATCAGTGTGAGTACTCCAATGAGTAACAGCATTATACAAAGCCCAAAGAGTTTGACCAAGTGAGCCTTGTTCCTGCTGATATCTATAGTACAAATAATCACATAAGTTAGTATTAACCAAGTCTTTATTGTACACATCTTTTTTATATAAATCATCATCTCTTACTTCAATATCATTTAAGTCAGATAAAGTGGCAACTGTTTTACTTTCCTTTTTTGCAACAGTATTTGCCAACAACTGAATAACTTGTGCATCAGTTACTTTTGCATTACTCCACTTCTTAAACTTATCTGATTGATTGGTGTATATATCTAAAGTATTACTTATTTTAGACAAAGCTGAATTAACATTTAATCCCGAAGTATGTTTTCTTCTTTCATGGTAAAACTTTTGCCCACCAAAAACTAGGGTATTTAAACACAAGCTACGGAATGCACCAGTAAAAGTTTGAAACGCCCAAGACCCGTCTATAGAGTTAAAGATATCGGAACGTAAACAAATATTATCATTATTCTTAACTTCAGTTTTATGGTCAAGGAAATGAATAGTTCTCCTTGCCTTAGCACCATTATCCCAAGTTTGATCAATGACTTCCAAAGCACCACCACCAAGATTGCTATCAAGTAATTTTTCGGTGTGTTTTTTGTACAAGTCAATATGTGGTATAGTTTTATACCGTTTACTGTGATTGCCGATAAAATCTCCCGTATCGGAACGGACTACTGCTTTTCTTTTATCTGCTTTTAAGTAATCACCGTTAAACTTATAGTATAAATCCTCTTCCTGTATACCAAAGTCAAATAGACTTAAATCTTTTAAATCATTGTGCTTATGAGTTTCGGGTAGGATGTGTGTTCCTGTTCCCATTACGTTTTCTGCATCTAACATTTTGAATTTCCTTCCTATATATAGTTAGAGTTAAAATAGTATCGTTACACAATAATAAAGTATAAGCAAATATTAATTTTAAGTATTTTTATTCTGTACAGAGTACTTAATCTTCCCAAAATCCCCCACGACATGATGTCGGAGTAGAGTTCCCGTATCTAAACTGTTTGCAAAATCCTTCAGTTGTTTTTGTTCTATAGTTGAACTAATAAAAGAGTTAAAGTTGTACTTGCTGACATTTTTGACATTTTTTCTCGTATGCTCCCATTGATATCTGACATTTCCAAAAGTACCATAACAACCACCGTTCTCTTTTTTACCTACTAATTCCTTCTGATTACCATGGGCATAGAATACAATGACAAAATTTCGTAGTTTACGTGTACAGAGCTGACAATTTTTACAAGTTATTGTTTTGTTATATTCTGCTGGACACCTAACAAATCTGACATTTTTATAAGTGAAGTTTTTTTTGACATTTGGTGGATAGCCTGCATTTTTATAAGGTAGAGTTACAGCAGTTGGAAACATTTTACTATGTACAGCAACTGCCTCATCTAAACTATCCGTTGACCGATTGATAGTAGTAGTATTTTCATTAACTTTTATATCATGTAACAAGAACAATTTATCAAGTGGCTCGTTTTCAAGTTTGAAATGGGTAAATGTAAATGCCTTTCCCTTTTTTGGTACTGCATGAAGTACAGCTTTTAAATAATACCAATCA